GTTTCTTGCATTTTTTATTATTATGGGGGTAATAGCATTATGGTAGATTTTACTTTTGCACATAGAGAAGAAGGTTTTGATAATCACATAGATAAAAGTATTCGTGGGTATCAAGACTTACTAACTGATATTGTGTCTTTATCAAGATACTTTATTGAACGTGATAGTAATGTATATGACATTGGTTGTTCAACAGGTAAACTAACAGAAGCATTAATTAAAAAGAATGAGGATATTGAAGATGTACATTACCATGGTATAGAAGTTGCTGACGGATTTGTTAATGATATGAAACATAGAGGTAATCTTTTAAAACAAGAATATCCTAAACAAAAAATTCAATTCCTACATGAAGATGTAAGAGACTCTACAATGTCTAATGCATCATTAATTACTTCGGTGTTTACTTTACAGTTTATGTCAATGAAAGATAGAGCACCAATGATTAAAAAAGTTTATGATGGTTTGAATGAAGGTGGTGCATTTATCTTTGCAGAAAAAACTATTTGTGAAAGTGCGAAGTTTCAAGAAATGATTACTTTTAATTTTTATGATTACAAAAGAAAGTTTTTTACAACTGAAGATATTATGAACAAAGAACAAGTTTTAAGAAATATTATGAAACCAAATACTTGGAAACAAATAGAAGAATATATGTATGATGCAGGTTTCAAGGATGTACAACCATTCTGGCGTAATCATATGTTCGTAGGAGCGATAGCAGTAAAATGAGTAATTTTGATAAAGTAAAAGATTTCATGATTGCATATGATCAAGAGGTATTAGATGAACCATCTTTACCTACTTTTGATGTTGCAAAATTAAGAACAGAGTTGATTAGAGAAGAATATACTGAACTAATTGACGCAATAAATAAAATGGACATCGTTGAAATAGGAGACGCATTAACAGATTTACTATATGTCACATATGGTGCTGGACATGCGATAGGTATTAACCTTGACAAATGCTTTGAAGAAGTGCATAATTCAAACATGTCTAAAATGGGTTCAGATGGTAAAGCAGTAAAGGGGCCAACTGGCAAAGTTATGAAAGGCCCAAATTATAAACCACCTGATTTAAAAAAGGTGATATTAGGAGATAGTAATGGCGAGTGATTTTTTAAAAGATATAATCAAACAAACTGGCAATGAATATGCTGGGATTGTATCAGATGGTGTCGAGTCTGGTGATGTAGAAAATTTTATCGATACAGGAAGTTATATGATGAATGCAATCTTATCAGGTAGTATTCATGGTGGATTGGCAGGTAATAAGATTACTGCGTTGGCAGGTGAGTCTGCAACAGGTAAAACATTTTTCCTAATGGGAATGTGTAAACATTTCTTAGATCAAAACCCAGATGGTGGTGTTATATTTTTTGAATCAGAAAGTGCAATTACTAAATCTATGGTAGAGTCTAGAGGAATTGATTCAAAGAGAATGGTTATAATGCCAGTTGCAACTGTACAAGAATTTAGAACTCAAGCATTAAAAGTTTTAGAAACATATCAACAAACACCAGAGGCAGATAGAAAACCTATGTTTATGTGTTTGGATTCTCTTGGAATGTTATCAACTACAAAAGAAGTAGAGGATACTGCTGAGGGAAAAGAAACTAGAGATATGACAAGGGCGCAAGTATTAAAGGCTGCGTTTAGAGTATTAACTTTAAAACTTGGTAAAGCAAAAGTCCCTATGGTAGTGACTAATCATACTTATGATGTTGTTGGTTCATATATTCCAATGAAAGAAATGGGTGGTGGAAGTGGATTGAAATATGCAGCTTCATCTATTGTATATCTTTCTAAGAAAAAAGAAAAAGACGGAACAGAGGTAGTAGGAAATATTGTTAAGATTAAAAATCAAAAGTCTAGATTAACAAAAGAAAACTCTATATGTGAAGTTAGACTTACATATGATTCAGGTCTTGATAGATACTATGGTCTATTACAACTTGCAGAGAAATATAATATCTTCAAAAAAGTATCTACAAAATACGAACTACCAGATGGCAAAAAAATGTTTGGTAAAACAATTAATGATAACCCAGAAACATACTTTACAGATGAGATTTTAGAAAAACTAGACATCGCTGCAAAGAAAGAATTTATGTATGGGAATGAAGAGGAAAGTCAATAATGGAAAAAGATAATTTAATTCGTGTATTTCCAAATGCATTCTCAGATGAGTTTTGTGATGCGTTGGTTAAAAAATTTGAAGATGAAAAAACTTCTAATAAAGAACGATACTCAAACACAGGTGTTAACTTTACTCAATTAAATTTTAGAGAAGCAGGTTGGGAAAAAGAACAAAGTGATATGGTTCAGACATTTGTAGAACATGCTAAAAAGTATGCAAAGGCTGTTGGTATTACAAATGAATGGCCTATGAAATATGCGTTGGAAGATATTAGAATGAAAAAATATAATCCAAATGATCATGATGAATTTCAAGCACATGTTGATGTAGGTGACAATAGAAACTGTACAAGGTTTTTGGTATTTTTCGTTTATCTAAGTGATAATGAAAAAGGTGGTACTACATTTCCAAAATTAAACTTTAAAGCAAAATGCAAAAAAGGTGATATGTTAATGTTTCCACCTATGTGGACACATGTACATGCTGGGGAAAAACCAATTGATAACCCAAAATATATAGTAGGAAGTTATTTACATTATGTCGGAGCGGAAGTATAGTTATATAGAAACTGCAAAACACCCAGAACAAACTTGTATAGGAATTAACGAAGGCAAGTTTGCAGGTGTAGTTTACAAATACGGTAAAGTCACACCCATTGAAGCAAATGGCAAGTTGACAATGCAGTTTGAATATGATATTATCGAAAACAATGCTATTCCTAGAGAACAATTTGGGGATGAGTTTTTTAAATTAATTGGCGATATACTAATGGAAATAATTGATGAAAAATATAGAAAAGACGATACTAGCAAATCTAATTAGCAACGAACAATACGCAAGAAAAGTATTACCGTTTATTAGACCAGAATACTTTCAAGACAATAATGAAAAGATTGTCTTTGATGAGATTAGTAAGTTTGCAATAAAATATTCTAAATTACCTACATCTATATCATTGCAAGTAGAACTTGATAATCGAAAAGATTTAAACGAACAAACATATAAAGATATTACATCTTTAGTTGAAACTCTACAAGCAGACCCTGTTGATGAACAATGGTTATTAGATACTACTGAAACATTTTGTAAAGATAAAGCAGTTTACAATGCAGTGATAGATGGTATCTCTATTATCGAAGGTAGAGATAAGAAAAGAAAACCAGATGCTCTTCCTAGTTTATTAACAGACGCATTAGCAGTATCATTTGACAATAGAGTTGGTCATGATTACTTTAAAGATGCAGAGGCTAGATTTGAATACTATCATAAAAAAGAAAAACGTATTCCATTTGACTTAGAATTTTTTAATAAGATTACAAAAGGTGGTCTTCCTCAAAAGACTTTAAATATTGCTCTTGCAGGTACAGGGGTTGGTAAATCTTTGTTTATGTGTCACATGGCTGCAAACTGTTTAAATCAAGGAAGAAATGTACTTTACATTACACTTGAAATGGCAGAGGAACGTATCGCAGAAAGAATAGATGCAAACTTAATGAATGTATCTATGGATGATCTTCATGATCTTCCTAAAAAAATGTATGAAGATAAAATGGAACGTGTTAATAGTAAGACAAAAGGTACACTTATTATTAAAGAATATCCTACTGCGTCAGCACATACAAATCATTTTAGAGCATTGATACAAGAATTAGCAATTAAGAAAAGTTTTAAACCAGATATTATATTTGTAGATTATTTAAATATTTGTGCTTCATCTAGATTTAGAGGTGGAACAAATATTAATTCTTACACTATGATTAAATCTATTGCAGAGGAACTAAGAGGACTTGCAGTAGAAAATAATCTACCTATTTTATCAGCAACACAGACAACAAGAAGTGGTTATGGTTCAACCGATATTGGATTAGAAGATACATCTGAATCGTTTGGATTACCTGCTACTGCTGACTTCATGTTTGCTTTAATTTCAACCGAAGAAATGGAAGAACTAAATCANATAACTGTAAAACAACTAAAGAATAGATATAATGACCCTTCTACAAATAAGAGATTTGTTTTAGGAATAGATCGATCTAAGATGAGATTATATGATGTCGAATTAGGTGCTCAAAACGATTTAGTTGATAGTGGGCAAGAAGCAGAGGATGTCGCATTGTTTGATAAAACGCAAGGAGGTAGATATGACAAATTCAGTAAAATCAAAGTTTAGAAGATTNGAAGTGAGAATGGACGATACTAATATAAAGTATCCTTACATTGTCGTTGATACTAAGTTTAAAGATGTAATTATCTCAAATTTTAAGTTTGAGGATGATGCTGAACACCTTTGTAAGTTTCAAAACAAAAATTGCACATTCGGAAACTTCGAGTTTCCAAAATTCATCAGGCGTTATAATACATAAATATATGTAAAGTATAATTGTAAATGGAGTTATTGAATGTCAATACAAAAATATGTACAACAAGTACGAAAAAGACAGTCAAATTATAGACCACTAATAGAGAAAGTACAAGAGATTGTAGAGGAAGCTATGAATCTTCCTATCGATATTTTTCGTGGTTTAGAATACTCAAAATCAGAAAAATTATCTTCATCTAAGAGGGATGTAATTATTGTTCGTTCAAAAGACAGAGAAACGGACAGAGACGAAATCTTGCGTAATCTTAGACAAGCAGGTGTCACTGCTAATCTAGCAACATCTAATTCTTCAGTAGACCCTATCGATGGTACATTCGAAGGTAGACCATTTAGAATATTTGTTAAACCTGAATCAGGTGGTATGGCAGAAACAACTCTTAATGCATCTATCACAGAATTATTTCCTTGTATTGCATTTGAAAAAAACTTTAAACCAAAAGACGCAGAATCTTTTCATCAATTTTTAATAGATGTTGATATTACAAAACTTGGTTGTGTTGGTGCAAATGATCAAACGGCTGCAAAAGAAACAATCAATAAAGCAGATACATCATCTAAGTTTGTTGATAAGATGAATAATGCAATTGCAATTCACAAATATTTAACAGATCAAAATAAAGATAAACCTATTGCTCAAGTATATTGGGGATATAGAACAAAACCATTTGGTGTTCCAAGTAAACACCCTGGTGATATTTTTTTAGTATATAGAGATAATAAAATTTTAGGTGTTAGTTTAAAAGCAGGTGGAAAAAAAACATCTGAACCACAACTAAACACTTATGTTAATCCTATTTTTAAAACATTTAAACAAGAAAGAAAACTTGCACAAACTTATTCTAGAGTGTATAAAGAAGTATGGGGCAGAATTAAAGGAATGCCACAGGAAAGAGACTTTATGCGAAATAGAAAAACACAGCAAGTTTTAAGAAATTATGATAGAAAAAATAATAAACAATATGAATTAGACTATAATACATATCTTGAAATAATGAGAACAGCTATTATTAATCTTTTCAATAGTAATAAAAAAAATACTCTTCAATATATTAAAACAGAAATTTTAAGAGACGCACCAGATGTTCCTACAATGGTTATTAAAGCATCAGGTACTGATTATGCAGAGGTCACTGATAAAGATGCCTTAGGTGTATTCTTACCACAGGTTCAGTTTGTAAAAGCATATAAAAGTAGAACATCAAAACAAACATGGCACATAGAATTAAAATCTGGTAAAGATAGTTTAACTATGAACATGTCAATAAGAACAAATAAATCAGGTCATGCTGGAGTTAAAAAGTTAGGTCAGTTTTCTCTTGCAGTTAAATATAACGGATTGGCAAAATGAAGAAATTTTTAGAAGAACAAGCAGCATCAAAAAATCTACACATGGAACACATTGAAGATCAAATTTTAGATTATGGTTCAGAGGGTGGACGAGCATCAATAAACTTTTTAAGAAGTTTAAGAGATATGTTAGCAGGTTCTGCTAGATCGTCTGTAAACATGACTGTAAAATGGGATGGCGCTCCTGCTATCTTTGCAGGTATTGACCCAGAGGATGGTAAGTTTTTTGTTGCAAAGAA